ATTTCGGCGTGCTGCACGCGGGCGGCCTTCGCCGTCGCAAGGTTTAAGTTCTCGACTGAGCCGATCATGTACGGGTTGACCCGCCACATTGCCAGGATCTCGTCCCGGCTGAACTGCGGCTGTTGAGGAAGTCAAGGTCCTGCTGGTTGAGCATGTAGGGCTTGGCATCGCCGCCTTCGATGAGCAGCGGTTTGTAGGCATTCTCGGTCCCGGTGGCCTCGTCGCGGAACTGGGCCTTCCAGCGCTCGTAGGCCGCGTCGTCCAGCGGTTCGTTCGTCTTGAAGATCAGGCTCGGCCGGGCGTTGTTGGCAAAGAAGCGGCGGTTCCACTCCTTCATCTGGTATTCGGTGTCGAGGGTTTGGGCAGCGGCCCTGACGATCGACCGGCCGTAGTACGGCCTGCCGGGATCAGGGTTGAGGTCGCGGATGACCGACCCGAGCAGGAATGTCTCCTGTCCATACCGGATCGTGCTCAGTGAATACCCCTCCCGGCTCAATGTGAATTGCACCAGGTGCGCGGGGAAGATCTCCAGTGCCGCCGGCAGCCGCCCCCTCCCCGGTTCATAGGCGTTGCCGCGGCTGTCGCGCATGTAGACATAGCTCTCGCCGACGAAGTTCATATAGCTGAAGTGGAGGCTGCGCAGCTGCTCGCCCGTGTGGGCGTTGTTGGGGTTGTCCAGCAGGTCCAGCAGCTCGTGCTCGACGATCTCCTCGCGCTTGCCGCCGTTTGTCTTGCGGTACAGCTTCAGCTCGACGGCGGCGGCGGGCTCGACGATGGCGTTGTTAGCGGCGAAGCACCAGCCAAGATTGGCCTCCAACTGGGCACCCATGCTGACGTAGTCGTTCAGCGGCGCGGCGGTCGAGCCATAGCCCCAGCCGTCATAAATGCTGCTCAGTGACGGGATATATTCCTTGGCTTTACTACCGAGGATTGCCTTGGCGAGTCGGAGCCGGAATGGTGGTCTTCTTTGTTGCATTGGTGGTGCTGGCGCTGCTTTCTACGGTTAATAGTAACAGCAACCGATGTGCTTTTGAATATGAACCTGCAAGGTAACGCGCAGTCGCGCTGACCGAAATGTGCGGCGGACATCTACTTCGCTCGGCAGCCATTCAGTTAAGCAACTTTATAATGCCGTCACTAGTATGAATATCGCTCGCGTGGCAGACGCGAGTTGGTACCACGTATGCCGAGCATCGCTTCTAATCGACCTGCAGATCCCAGAAAGAGTCTGGCTTCCAGTATTCCAGCGCTGAACGGATCGGAACCATGAGCAGCTACAATGCGACGCACGAAAGGTAAATTCGATATCTCGGCAACCGGGGAAGACCATATCTTTGCAATAAGAAAAGATGAAAGCTGCAAGACCCCTGAGTCCGGGGTGAGCTCCTCGAGGAGACCGCCGTCAGGGTTCGGCACGGTATCGCTGGGATTAGGTGGGGATTCATCGTCGCTCGCATAGACCGAGGCGGAGTCCAGTGCCGGTGATGCCATCATTCGGAATGCAACGGCGAATAGACCGCCACTAGCTCGCCGTACGTTAAGGTGCGCTTCGGCGAGCGCCAAATAAAGGCGTACTAACCGTTGCAGACTGGCACTTACTGCCTGGCGCTCCGAGTCATCCTGGGGCAGCAAGACCTTACGGCCGCATTTGGCATGTGACATTGCGGATCGCATCTCGCGGTATAACTCATCCCATAAATGTTGTACAGGATCTAGTGTTCCTGCAGGGGTGAACGGCAGCAAATCGACCAGATTGCCGGCCGCTGCGAGTGCCCGCTTGAACCATTGTCCCTCGGACTCCGAGACCTTACCTGTCACGTTAGATTTCTGAGGTGCGATGCTGCTCAGGACAGATTCCAGTGCCAGGTATACGTTGCGGTATGCGTCGAAAAGGTCATCCGTCGTCTGGGAGAGGCGAAAGTATCGGAAGCTTTCATGCCAGGTGACCGGGGGCGGATCCGTTTGAGGGACGATGTTCCCATTCGCATCTCGAACGACCACCGTAGCTGGTGGGACGTCAAACTTCAGGGTGGCGAAGCTCACGATTCTGACCGTAAGTTCGTCGTTCCGAGGCCACCACAGTGTGTGATTGTCGTCGAAACGGTTAATAACGAGATTGTTAGATCCGCGGAGAGACATCAGATCGAGGCCCTTTTGAGCGTTGAGGAGACCTGTGCGGAAAGCAGTCTGAGCATCCTCCGCCGTTCCACCGCGCGCCACAACGACCTTGTGGGCTGCTGCAACTTCTACATGCCAGGCATCAATTGAAACGCCCTCAGACTCAGCCGCCGGATTAACAAGCTCGAAGGCCGCACCCGCACAAGGGGCTGCTACGTCATCGACCAACGGTATCGAGCCGAGGCGCGGTGGTTCCACGGGTTAACTCCAATCACTCCTGTATTGGAGCGGCAAGCGCCGAAAGGCCTGTCCATGGTTGCATTCAGGTCATCTGCCGCTACGACAGGCTTGACATTGTGGCAGCACCTCTCTCGACACACCAGGATCCGTGGTGATGCTCCGCAGAGCCCTGCGAGCTTCCGCGTTCGTAGGTACATTCAAGCCATGTCACAGCCACCGACGATTCCCATGCCGATGGCATCAAGTCCAGCGAGCACTGCGTCGCCGAACTCGCCCGGCGCGACGTCTGGACCCCTTTCAGCGGCTGCGACAACCACCACCACCTCCGGGACGGCTCCGGAAAACGGTGGAGGCCCGGCAAATTCTTCAGCGCCCCCCCAGGCTCAGGCAGCAAGCGTCGAGAAGGCGTCGGCAGACGCTCTGGAAGCTACAAAGAGTGCAGCGCACTCGGCGCAAAAGGCGATGATCGCGGCTATTGTGTCCGGCGTATTGGCCATTGTGGGGACAATTGTCGGGGGCGTTATCGCCGGATATTCTGCGAGTAGTACAGTCGCTCAGCAGCTCACCGGTGAGACCCAAAAATCTCAGGCCGAGTTCCGGCGGAGTCAGCAGCAAAAAGCCTACGCAGACGGCGCGACGCACGCCGCGCAACTCCACGCAGCGGAGCATGCCCTCCATGCCGAGCTTTTGATCAGAAATGGGCCAGCGCGGACAGTGGCTCTTGACAAAATGAACGCGGCTGCGGGGGTGATGGAAGCCCATGAAGGGTTGATAAATCTCGTGGGGTCCGAGGCAACGCGGACCAAATGGGCCGAGATGATCGCTCGCCACGGCGAACTCCGACTATGGCTGTATAAGTACAGCCAAGCTGTGGCAGCGGGCGCAAATATCAAGGAATTTACGGAAGAAAGGTTCATAAACCTGATAGCGGCGGCTGCATCAGCAGAAGATGCTTACGCTGAGCAGGCGCGTGTCGACCTAGGCTACGAGTGATCCTGGAGTCTCCTACGCCGTCCTGACGCGGAAAACGCTCCTGCTCGGATTCGCTACCCGCTCATAAATCGCGGCCAGCACATCCGGTGCATCGTCGTTCCGGTTCCGCCCCTTCTTCTGGTAGCTCGTGAGTTGCCGGTAGAACTCGGGGTACTTGTGCTTCCAGTTGTGCGGCATGAATACATGACGCGACACCCAAGCGCTTGATGCCAGTATCCGTGACTCCTTGTTCTGTGTCTGAGTCGTGGAAGTGATGACGCAACGACGGTTGCCTCGCTCGAGCAACAGTCGCTCAAGGTTGCGGGCGAAGCCGCGTCCGCCGTTGTTACTTTCGACGATGGCCTGGTCGACGCCGTCGGCGTCCAGCATCTCGGCTACTTTCGGCTCGGTCACCTCCATGGCATCATCGCTGATGACAATGTCAGTGATATAGACCTCGCCGGCGTGCTCGATGTAGTCGACGCTGCATAGGAAGTCCGTACCCTTGTCGGCCGTGTCTGTGTAGTTCCGTTTCTTAAATTCGCCCGCTGGGAGGCTGTCGTAGACGCTGAACTCTGCGTAGAGGCGTCCCGTGACATCGATTGGCTTCTGGTTGTAATTGGCCTCGACGATGTCGGGATTCATCTCCTTCGTCTTGAGTTCGTAGTCCCTGCGGTTGAGGATCGATTCGCACAGCATTGTTCCGTCAGGCTGGGCGGCTGTGTAGGTGATGTGCTCGACGTCCTCATAAGAATCGAGGATGCGGCCGGCCAGGTCGTTGGTGGCCCAACGTGTCATGATGACGATCACCTTCCAGTCGTCCCCCTCGGTGCGCTGCATCATCGTGTTGGTGAACCAGCTCCAGTGCTTGTCGAGGATGAGCTCGTTATAGGCCTCCTCGGCGCTCTTGATCACGTCGTCAATCAGGATGAGGTTGGCACCGAAGCCCGTTGCCGTGCCAGTCGGGGATGTGGCCAGATAGTTGTCCTGGCTGTTTCCGTCCAGGGCCCACAGGCTTGCGCTGGCCTGGCCGTACTTGATCCGCGTCTCGGGAAAGATGTCGTTATAGACGAGCTTTCCGCCAGCGGTGCGGCGCTCCTCGATGGTGTCACGGACCTTGCGGGCGAAGGTCGTCGACAGGGTCTCGTTGTAGGAACCTGTCATCACCTTGCGGTGCTGCTCCCGGCCGAAATACCACTCGACGAGGTTGGTGCCCGTGAAGCTTTTGTAGTGACGCGGGGGCATGGTGATCACCAGGAAGCGCTTCTCGTTCTGTTCGATGAACGCCTGAATCCGGTGACAGACATCGATGAGGTAAACCCGATCAGCGGTGTAGTGGCTCGGGTACTTCAGTTGGCAGTAGTCGAAGAACACCCTCCGGGCGAGCTCCTTCTGTGCCTCAGTCTGAATCTGTGGACTGATCTCCATCCGACTGTGCCCCGGCGAGCTTCCGGAGCTGCTCAGTTGTCAGGCCTGCCAGTGGATTCGAGGGCGGAGCGTCTGGGTCTCCAGCGACGACCTGTTTGTCAGCCCACGGCTGGTATTTGCCCTGGTAGTTGTTAATCAGGTTGAACTTGGCGCCGTTCGCGTACGGCCCAAACAGCTGGCTCTCGGCATATTCCTGGCACCGCTGCACAGCGGCATGTATCGAGTCAAAAAACTCATCACGCGCCGCGTAGTTCAATAGGCTCTGCCGTGTCAGTCCAATGGCACGCGCTAATCCAGTAACCGTATATGGCCGCTGTTCTGACATGATCTGCCGCTCGGCCCAAGTCGTCTGGCCGCGTTCATTGAAACCGGTAGCTTCCATGTGCCTCACGATGTGTGGGTCGCACTCGTCGAAATAAGTTTGGATTGCCAGATCTAGTTCTGCCACCGTCTTGTATTTGAGCGGCCGGCCAACCGGATTCTTTCCTTCATCTTTAGCTGGGGGAATAACGTCCTTTGCCATGTGCTATTACTATAACATTTCGCACTTGCCTCGATGAGCCCTGTTCTTGTGGATGGTGTTCCTATTTAGAGACTTGAGTTGCCTATTGCACATAGTTCGTTATTGCCACACTGAACAGTTGTTTTTCACGGTAGTTGTCAAGCGGTCGCCGATGTAAGCCGGGCCACATTTCTCGTGGACTACCTGCGCGGTCGCTCCCGATGCGACAGACTGCCCTGCCGTGGAGACTCAAGCCAAAGAGACAACGACTACATCCGGACCCAAGCGGAGGTTCACCCTCGGACGTAGGGCGAGATTCTCCCTCGGAGCCGTCTTGGTGCTCATCTTCTTCGGGAGCATCGGCTGGATCGTGCTGGGCTGGCCGTTACCCCTGCGTCTCTGGATTGCACTAGACCTCATCGCCGGCTGCTCGTTTGCAGCTTTGATCTGGTTGTTCATCAAGCAAGACTTGCCCGTGCGCGGGATGCGCGCACTCGCGGGCGGGACAGGCTTGGTACTCCTCATCGCCGCAGTGATGGCCGTGCCCGCCTTGCAAGATGCAGCCGGGGACACAGCCACTAAGGGCGCACCGGCATCTCAGCCCTCAGGCAATGGAGTGCCAGCCGCGACGCCATCCGTGTCGACGACCCCAGTTGAAGATGACCCGCTGACGGCGACGTTGGACTTCAATGACCCCTCATGGGGATGTGAAAACTACACAATTCCGAGGTCCTTTCTTCCTTCCCTTCCTAAGATCGACACCGGTTACGCCCCTAAATGGATCTATGAGCACGGCGGCGCAACGCTAGGGGCGCCATTGCTCATCGTCGAAGGCAAGAGCCAGGATGCTGTAGTACTCAAGCGCATCCGATTAGTTGATGTTCACAGAAATGCTCTGCCAGCGAGCGCCATCGGCGTACTTTCCTGTGGCCCAGTCGGCGGAGTTCTGGTCAGCCGGCATTTGGAGCTGAATATGGATAACCCGGCTGTGGTCAAATCACGACGGGGAGAAGTAGACCCTGACGGTACGAGGCAGTCAGCCTATAA